TAGCTCATGATTGTTATTATGGATATAACGCTATTGTTGCTGATGTTCCACAAAATGAATATGTAAAAGATTTATTTTTAAGAAAATTAGATGAATATAATCTACCTAAAGAACAAATACTAATGGGTGGATTATTATTACTTGCAACCTGTATACCACTACACTATGATGATGTGGATAGGCAAACAAGAATGTTAACGAAGGTGATGAATGAAATACAGTAGTATCGTACCATTGATTGGTGGTGAAAGCATAGCAGTTATGAATAAACTAAATGGCCAAATGCCAGAAGAAGTTTTATCATATTCAGATTTTGAACCAAACGATTCTCATTATATAAACTATATTAGAGAAAAAGGTTGGCAAGGAGATTACATACATTTAGATGAGAATAAAAATCATAAACCAAAGAAAGTAGATATGGTCAATACAGTTTGTCCATGTGCAGGTTTATCTACATTATCAACTCATTCAGCTGCTGATAAACCAGCAAATAATTGGATGTACGAAACAGCACATTACGTTTTAGGTAAAATAGAACCAAAAGTTTTTTGGGGAGAGAATGCACCAAGGTTAGCACAAAAGACTGGTGTACCTGTAGTAGAGAAACTACGAAAAATAGGGGAGCAGTATGGTTATACCTTTGTACTTCTAAAGACTAAGTCATTAGTACAAGGGTATAGTCAAATTAGAGATAGAACATTTTATTTCTTTTTTAAAGGGCATCAGGCACCATTATTACCTTATGTAAACCGTTACCCTAACGAAAGAATTGAATCAGTTATCACCTCAGGGCCTCGATCTGAAGCCGATCCAATGAATTATCTGCCAAATCAACATACACCATCTGATTTACCTTTTTATAGATACATATTAGAAGAGCTTCATGGTGGCATAAACCATAGAGAATTTTACGATACTTTAGAGCATTCAAATAATTGTTTTGATTATATCGAAGATAATGATTCCTATGATAACCTTTTACCTTGGTTAAAAGAACAAGGACACGAAAGACATTATAACATTATCGATAGAATGAATAAGAAAATAAAGTCAGGTGGTAATGTAATGAGAAGAACTACTACATGGGCTAAGAATTATATTGGAGCTTTTGTAGGTCATTTGCCAGTTCAAACATGCCATCCATACGAAGATAGATACTTAACAGTCAGAGAATCAATGAGAATCATGCATTTACCAGAAGACATGAACTTAGTAAGCAATCAAATTAATCATATATGTCAGAACGTACCAGTAAAAACTGCTGAAGATATGGTTGAGAATCTATTAGCTTATTTCGATAACAAAGTAGATTTGATTGAAACACCTTACATGCTTATTGACAATAAAAAAAGAATGTACGAATATGAAAAAAACAGTTTACAATTAACTGATTTTATGTTATAATAGATATACTTATGAAAAATATAGGAGTGAATATATGCCAAGTGTAGATTTAAGACCTCGTAAGAGGCATCCCAGAGATAAACGTCCGGCTAAACCAATGCCATTTGATGTTGCTTTGAGAAAATTTAAGAAACAATGCGAAAGGGCTGGCATTGTACAAGAAGTTCGTAAAAGAGAATTTTATGAAAAGCCTAATCAAAGGAAACAACGTGTAAGAAAAGAAGCAATTGCACGTTGGAGAAAAAAAGAAAAAACCATGCAACTTAGACCAGAGAGGAGGTATTAATATGGGCGTAATGGATAAATAAAAAAATAATATAAAAAAAAACACGACTGATATTTTATCAGATTCTATGCTATTCAAAGATAAAGATGTAATATCAACAACCGTACCAATGGTAAACGTAGCTTTATCAGGTGATATGGATGGTGGAATGACAAGCGGTCTTACAGTTCTAGCTGGTCCATCAAAACATTTTAAAACTTCATTTGCTCTCTTAATGGGTGCAGCTTATTTAAAAGAATATGAAGATGCAGTTATGTTATTCTATGATTCAGAGTTTGGTTCACCACAAAACTACTTTGAATCTTTTGGTATTGATACATCAAGAGTATTACATACACCAATCACCGATGTGGAACAACTAAAATTTGATTTAGTAAACCAATTAGAAGCAATTGATAGAGATGACAAAGTAGTGATTGTTATAGATTCAATTGGTAATTTAGCAAGTAAAAAAGAATTAGAAGATGCGCTCAATGAAAAATCTGTTGCGGATATGTCGAGAGCGAAGGCCTTAAAGGGACTGTTCAGAATGGTCACTCCTTATTTAACAATGAAGAACGTCCCTTTACTCGCCGTTAACCATACATATAAAGAAATTGGATTATTTCCAAAGAATGTTGTTGGTGGTGGTACAGGTATTTATTACTCAGCTGATAACATTTGGATTATTGGAAGGCAACAAGTAAAAGCAGGTACTGAAGTATCAGGATATAACTTTGTAATCAACGTTGAGAAATCAAGATTTGTAAAAGAAAAATCTAAAATACCAGTAGGTGTATCTTGGGAAGGTGGAATAGAACCATACTCAGGATTACTACAAGTTGCATTAGCTGGTGGTTATGTCACTAAGCCAAATGTAGGTTGGTACGCAAGAGTTAATAAAGAAACTGGAGAGATTGAAGAAGGAAAGGTAAGAGAAAAACAAACTCTTACAAAAGCTTTTTGGGAACCAATCTTAAAGGAAACTGATTTCAAAGAGTTTGTCAAAACTTATTACTCAATAGGTCATAAGCCATTATTGGAAGTTGACCTTGATATCGAGATAGAGGGAGAGTAATGAAAATCGATGACTCACACTACACCTTTGTAGAGAATGCTAGTCATCCAATGACTGGTGTTAAATTAGCGAAAGGCGAATATAAAGATGTGATTATGACTTATGGTACAGTTAGTTTTGAAGAAGATACTCAAAACGATCAAGGTAAACTATCATTTAATTATACAGTGTTAGACCCAGCTGACCATACAGTCGATGAACTAAATGAAGATGAATCATTTAAAAATTACTTAGGCGATGTACTAAGATATATAATAATGGATTCCCTAGAATGGGGAGAACAAAATAACATAGCGAGGATAGGAATTGGAAACGACGAATCAACTACCAACTCAGATACTAAATCATCTTCTTAATAACGAAGAATTTTGTAGAAGAGTTATACCTTATTTACAACCTGAATACTTTGAAGGTTCACATAAGAATGTTTTTGATTTAATTGTACAATTCGTTGCAAAGCATAATCGATTACCAACATCAAAAGTACTTGATTTGGAATTGAGAAAAGTAAATGCTCCAGAAGATATACTAAATAATAGTTCTCAACTAATAAATGCTATAAGAGAAAAATCTGATATTGACACAGAATATCTAATCCAAGAAGCTGAAAAGTGGTGTAAAGAGAAAGCCATATATAATGCTATCATGGAATCAATTCAAATAATCGATGGAAAAGATGACATCAGGACTGAAGGTGCTATACCTGAATTATTATCTGATGCTCTTGGAGTTTCCTTTGACCAACAAATAGGTCATGATTATATTGACAATAGTGATGAAAGGTTTGACTTTTATAATCATAAAGAAGCAAGAATACCTTTTGATTTAGATTACTTTAATAAAATTACAAAAGGTGGTTTACCAAATAAAACACTTAACATCGCGCTCGCGGGTACGGGTGTGGGTAAGTCATTATTCATGTGTCATTGTGCAGCATCAGCATTAGAACAAGGTAAGAACGTTTTATATATCACAATGGAAATGGCTGAAGAAAGAATTGCCGAAAGGGTGGATGCTAATCTTATGAACATTCCAATAGAGCAACTCAGTTCATTACCGCAAAAAGTATTCTCTGAAAAGATTGAAAAGATAGCTAAAGGTGCCATTGGTAAACTTATTGTAAAAGAGTATCCAACTGGTTCAGCTCATACAGGTCATTTTAGAGCTTTACTTAACGAATTAAAATTAAAGAAAAACTTTGAACCTGATATGGTTTATATAGATTATTTAAATATTTGTGCTTCTAGCCGTATGCGTGGGTTAGGTGGAAGTATAAATACTTATAGTTATGTCAAAGCAATAGCTGAAGAGCTACGTGGTTTGGCAGTAGAGTTCAATGTACCAATAGTTTCTGCAACGCAGACAACAAGGGCGGGATATAGTAATACAGACCTTGGACTAGAGGATACATCTGAATCATTTGGTTTACCAGCGACAGCTGATTTAATGTTTGCTCTGATATCAACAGAGGAACTAGATGAGCTAGGTCAAATGATGGTAAAGCAATTGAAAAATAGATATAACGATCCAACCAAATATAAGAGATTTGTAATTGGTATTGATCGTTCCCGCATGAAATTATATGATGTGGAGGAGTCCGCGCAGTCAGATATTATGAATGATATGACTCCGGACAAACCAATAAATAAGTTTGGCGAACGTGAGAATCCCGACACATTTGCTGACTTTAAAATATAGGAGAAATGTATGAACATGCTTAGTTCAGTTAAGGATTGGATACTAGCCAGATTTTCCGAAAGGACATCCTGGGACGGAGCTTTACTTGTTGCTATTTCACTATCACTACTTCTTTTAGGAGATTTAGTTTGGTGGGCAGCATGGGTAGGACTCATTTATGGTATTTACACCTTGGTTAAACCACAAGTTTAACATAAACTATATAATGTGATGAATGCGGGGTGTAAAAACCCTGCATTTTTTTTAAAGAATTATGAAATCATTAGAAGATTATATTGTAGTATTTGACGACGTTTTAGATGAAACCGCGTGTGAAATCTTAATTGATACATATAATAAAAGTCCAAATCATGTAGAGCAAAGAAACGATACTCTCATGAAATTTAATGAAATTAATATATTCGAATCTCCAAAGTTCGAATCATTTAGAGAACTATTTTTATTCAAAGCCAAAAAGATAGCTGAAAGTTATAGAGATTATACAAAAGCTTTTTGGCCTCAAGATTTAGCTTA